CGGAGATCATCCCGGAAAATAACTAGCTATTGCGACCTCAGGTCCCGTAAGGGGATAACCAAGGTCCATAGCTAGGCCACTGGTGAGCTGCTCCTATATGCTTCTTATAGCCTTGCGGCTTTGGGAGAACACTAGGTGACACCTCAAACACCCCCGACATAAAATCGTCGGAGCCGGCTACGCTACTACTGAAAAACGCCGAAATAATTTCGGACTTGACGCAGTTGAGCAATTTATCTCTCTTCTGCGCAACAGTGTGCGTGACGGCAGGGTCTTCTGGATACTCCAACAAATGGAGCTCTTTCAGAAGGACGCCCTGGCCACCGATTCTCTTCTCCCGGAATTTTGGGATCAGATCCTCGTAAAGCCAAGCGTCGTGACCATCCAGCGCACGAGTTGGGCGAACTTCGTCCCAATCAGCAACCAGACCTCCATCTCCATAGCCCTCAGGGATTTGAAACTTCCTGAAGAACTTAGGGATAGAGTCCACGATCGACTCGTAAGCCGATCGATAACGGTAGTCAAGACCCCAGTTCATCCTAGAATAGCGACGAACTGTGTTCGCGGCCCAGTACTTTCTATGTACTGAATCAATCCGGTCGCGAACATAAAAGGGTGTAACATCAGTTCCATGAAAGAAGTGCTTTCCGCACGACTCACGAAACGCCGACTCAAAATGGGTCTTCTTCGAGTTCATGGTGAACCCGAAGTACGACAAGACCTCTTGAAGCGGCGGCACCAATTCCGAAGCGATAATAATATCATCGCCGAAGACGGTGCACTGATGGTCCGTATCCTTCTCTGATAGATGTTCTATCACCGACGAACAGAGAGCATAAAAAATAAGCGTCTCTAACTCGAAAGTGAAGCCATTTCCCATGGAGGATACCTTCCGGAGCGTATGGATCTGCCCGGAAGGAAGAACAGTGAACGGGGAACGCGCTTGCTCTATGGCGTTCACCCAATCACCTGGGAGTAGCAACCTCACTAACTCCATGTGAATGGAGTCTGAGGCGCTGCTAAGGTCGACAGTTGCTAGTCGACCGTTTGCACTCCCCACCCTGGCGTAATCAGCGTTAATCTGCTGAGCGGTCGGGAGGAGAAGTCCCCAACGGTTAAGCCGACGTCGAATACACTTACCGATCCCTTTCTGAAAATACATATTCAGATCGGGTTCGATACAAATCGTACGATCGGTTTTCGCGTTCTTCGGAACAGTGACAAGCTTTGATCCGGCCACCACGGCAGCAGAAAACTGCCAACTTGGATGTGCCCTAGACAGGGCATTGGCCAGGATTTCAGCGTTATACGACATGTGGGGTCTTTCTGCCCCATACTTGAACGATGCATCACCTCGCCGCCTCGACATGGAAGTCGAAGCTCCAGGACCAAACGCGAAAGAGAAGCTAGCCTCATCCCAGCTAAAGTCACCTAAGATCCTCTCGATTTTCTTACGTGCAGTCATTTCGACCGCGCGCATTCTAGCCTTCTTAGAAGGACTAGAAACGATTGGATTTTCAGTGAACCTCAACTGAGTAAGGTTCTCCTCTACCTCAAGAAACTTCTGCAGGGCTACAGCTGACCTGTTGACGCCGATCTCCCAATGAGGGAATTTCGACATCAATTCGGCACAGAGGTAGTCCCGCGAGAACGTATCGGCATTCGTATAGTCCTTTGGGTCTATCGAAGCAGATACAATCCTCGAGTAATCGCCAGCGGATAACTGCTGGCGCATCTCTAAGGACGCTTGAGTATCTGCCGCGGTATATATATCCGCGGCAAGTTGGTTGGCCTGGCAAGCAGACTGTCGGTACAGATCCTGAAAAGGATCCGCAACTTTCTTTACCTTCTTCATGGGTAGATAACCTCATTGAGTTGGTTGAGTTAAGCAGAATCGCTGTGAGAATTAGAGCTTTCATTGCTCTTCTTCCTCACTGCACGATAGAGATCATACAGTGCTAACAGGAAGTTTACCACTACCGTTTTCATTTTAGTAGAGGTTTTCCTGCTGCTCAACCATTGCAACGGTCTGAGCATCATTGATGATCCCAACCGCAATTTTCCGAAGATCCTTGCGGTTCTGCAACGTTGCGTCTGCGGGAATAACGAACTCAATGTTCGCCCGCATAGTGTAACCGAGACTGGGACGATTAACACCGTTAATCACCTCAGTATAGACGACCGGAATCGCAAGATTAATCTTGGTCCGGTACACCTTCTCAGTCTGACCCGCCACTGGAGATCGCTGTTGAAGCGTCAGCGGCCAGTAACCTAGGCTACTGGTGCTTGACTTCTCGAGCATAACGGCGGAGTCCCCATTTACCTTCACCGGTGAAAAGGTGTGGTTAACTGGGGTGGTGGCTGCATCTGGAACTACAATCGTGGTAATAGATCCCACGCGATTCTCCTAAATTGGAGGTTAGTGTTTATCTCACCTTGGATCCGCCAACTATAGCGGACATCAAGAGTGCGATGCCATTTGCCACATGCATCGGAGACGACTTCTCCAGCTTAGCTAAGCTGGGTAATGTCGGCAACGGTGCGCTACCATAAGCCTTCCGGCTAAAGCGATATTGACGTCCTTCGCCTTCAACCGTAATGCTCCCGGATAGTCCGAGTAGACCGGGGTTAGCTGCCTGCGTATAAGTAGCAGACAGCGCCTTCGTCTTCATGGTAGTTTTGGAGGAGAAAGATCCACCCTTAAAGATCCACCCTGCGGTGGCATCGAGAGATGATAAATAATCTCCGATGGGGATGAACCAATCAGCAACAAAAGACCACGGTAGCAGTTCCCACGCAATACTAAGAGGGTTTGTCAAGCCCAATTGCGCGAGGGTGCTAGTCGGTAAATCCGTTGGAACAAAGTCCAAACGGATAAAGCCCTTGTGCTCCACATAGTGTGATTTTCTTACACTACATGTAGCACCAACCACGTCACTGACGACTTTTTCAAAGTAATCAGACGACTTGATTGTCGCTTTTACGGTTACCGTACTCTTAGAGCTAGCCTCAATATCCCTGTGCAAGGCCGATACAGCGCCATGACAGTCAGAGAGGAGGGGCTTCCAACCATACTGGAGTTCAAGCCAGTGGTCGAAGAAATCCTCCTTCCGGGGCAGCTTAAGCCGCTTCACGTCCTTAACCATCCGATATAGTCGTCCGAGATTTTCGGCGACCAACCGGACCGTCTGACCACGCTCTGCGAAGGCCTGACCCAGATTTACATCCTGGGACTTTAGCCTAAGCCGCGCTTTTATGATGGCCCTGCTCTCAAAATTTGATGGCAAGGTTGGAAGGACAGTGAAATAACTACCGCCGGCATTACTGCCGCCGCCACCCAACTTTCTACATGGGTGCCCTGGAACGTTGGTGTCAGTATAATTTAACTGACAGTGAGCGGAGTAGCAAGCTACATAACCAGTCTCACCAGACCTACTATAATTTGTAGGTGGACGCCAACGACCATGGGGGGTACGAACTAGTGCGGTACGGGTTTCATTCCAGGATTCAAGCGGTGATTTAACCGTATTGAACGAGGTCTTAGCCTTATCGTCTATATTCGCAACGGAAAATGGCCTAACAAAAGAAATTGTGGCCATTCTACGATATGCCCTTATACCTGTGATTCCCAAGGAAAACATATCCATGGGGAGTCGCAAGTTTATTTCTGCAGTAGTAACACCTGCAGTTTTGGGGGGGTTCCTCCGTAACCAGCCTTTCGACCATAGTAGGTTCAGCAAACCAATCAGTTTGAAAACTGAAAGGAACTGTTTCCCACTTAGTCTTTAAGACTGGAACCGGCGTACACCTTAGTCCCATTGCCCTGGATACTTTGGGGCTTAGTCCAGAGGCAAGTTTGTTCATTACTCGTTTTATTAGCTGCCGCATTTGATTACTCCTAAATAATAAAGAGTGATCTCAGGCGATAGCCCGAGCATGAACTGTGCGATCCGTTATTTAACAGACCATCGTGACTAGCTTTACGCTAGATCACCGTCGTGCACTAAGACGACGAAAGCAGACCACCCT